GTCTCCGTCGACTCCTCAAGGTGTGCCTCCAGCCACTCAATATTCTCCTTCAGAATGGCCTCAGCCTTCTCCAAAGTGGCCGCATCCGTCTTCTCCTTCGCCTTCTCGTCCCGGAACGAGTTCCGAGCATTATACAAATACGACTCTAGGGTATTCTTCGCCTCCACACGCTCCATGCGGGCCTTGTCCTCATCCGCCGCCGCAGCCGCCTCTGACACCATCCGCTCAATATCGTCCTTGTTCAGACGCCCCTTGTCATTCGTGATCGTGATCTTCTCGGACTTCCCCGTCGACTTCTCCGCCGCCGACACGTTCAGAATGCCGTTCGCATCTACGTCGTACGTCACCTCAATCTGCGGCACACCACGAGGCATCGGCGGCAGACCCTCCAGACGGAACTTGCCCAGCAGACGATTATCCTTCGTGAATTGGCGCTCACCCTCAAATACGCAGATATCCACCGCCACCTGATTATCCGAAAATGTGCTAAACGTCTGGGACTTCTTCACAGGGATCGTCGTGTTCCGCTTAATCAGCGTCGTCATCACATTTCCGGATGTCTCAATCCCGAGGCTCAGGGGCGTCACATCCAAAAGAAGCAGCTCCGACGTCGCGTCGTTCTTGTTGTTCCCACTGAGAATGTGGGCCTGCACGGCCGCGCCGTACGCCACGGCCTCGTCAGGGTGAATGCTCTGGCACAGCTCCTTTCCGTTGAAAAGCTCCTTCAGAAGCGCCTGCACACGCGGAATACGAGAGGAGCCGCCCACCAGCACCACATCGTGAATATCGCCCTTGCCCAGCTTCGCGTCCTTCAGAACCTGCTCCACCGGGCCCATGCACTTCCGGAAAAGGTCCTCGCACAGGGACTCGAACTTGGCGCGAGAGAGCGAGAGCACTAGATCATTGCCCTCCGCCAGGCTGTCCACCTCCAGAGTCGCCTGGTTCGCCGTGGAGAGCGTCTTCTTCACGCGCTCGGCGACGAGACGGAGACGCGCCATCGCCTTCGAGTTGGAGCGAATATCGATCTTCGTCTTGCGCTTGAACTCCTCCATGGCCCACTCCACGATCCGCGTATCCACGTCCTGGCCGCCAAGATGGGTGTCGCCGCTCGTCGCCAGCACCTCGAACACGCCGTCCTCCACCGTCAGAAGAGACACGTCGAAGGTGCCGCCGCCCAGATCGAAGATGATCACCTTGCGCTCGCCCTTTCCCTTCTCGTTCAGACCATATGCAATGCAGGCGGCCGTCGGCTCGGCTAAAAGCCGCAGCACGTTAAGCCCCGCAATGCGACCCGCGTCCTTCGTCGCCTGGCGCTGGGCGTCGTTGAAATAGGCCGGCACGGTTACCACGGCGTCCTTCACCTCCTCGCCGAGATAGGCCTCCGCCATCGCCTTCAGCTTCGCCAGAACCATCGCCGACAGCTCCTCGGGATACATGCGCTTCGTCTCCCCGTTGATCTCCGCCTCCACCTGAGGGCGATTCTGCCCGTCGTCCACGACCTTAAAAGGCCACGTGCGCATGTCCTTCTGGACCGCGGGGTCGTCGAACGTGCGACCGATGAGGCGCTTCGCATCAAAGATGGTGTTCTTCGGATTCGTGGCGCCCATCGTCTTTGCCGCCTCACCGACCAGGCGCTCCTCGCCGAAGCTGACTACGGACGGCACACTCCTATTCCCCGTCTCGGAGGCAATAATATCTACGGCCCCGTTCTTCCAGACGGCGACCATAGACATACAGGTAGCAAGATCGCAACCAATCACGTACTTCGAACCGGAGGACATCTCTTACTCTATATCTTGAGTGTTGCCCAGTTTTTAGGTACTTGAGGGCACGGTACGGGCTACGTTCACCCCTATTATTTTCAAACTAAGCCATAGGAAGGCATGGGAGATGAAGAAATATTATTTGAACTCGGCGATTCCGTCTATCTCATTGGAGGCCAGGTAGACAAACTCCGCGGACGCATTTACTACATTGACGACGATATCATACGTGTTCTTCCTGATGGACTGTCCGACCGCCTCGTGGATATTCCGATCGTCGACGGCGATCTTGATCCGGCTCTCAAGATCGAGCATCTTTATAGCGTGTCCAAAAGGACTAACCCGGCCTTCGTGGCCCAGATTGGGGCCGAGGTCGGAGAAATCGCCGAGACCTTCGACAAAAGCGGCAATCCTGGTCCGACCTACACGATCAAGGCTGTAGACGAGGCCACGGACACCATTACTCTTGTGGACGAGACGCAGGCCGATTTGACGATCCCCGCCAATTTCATAGGAATACCGCTGGATCTCCCGTTCGCCGTCTTACGGCCTCGCCAGAAGATCGAGATTGAAGAGGAAGGGGGCACCGTCGTTGAAGAGCCCGACGACTTTGACGACGAGTTCAACGATGTTCTGGACGCCGAGATTGAGGCGGAGGATGACGAGGGCGTCGAGGAGATCCAGGAAGTCCCCGCGAATCAGCGCATATACTCCGACGCCATTCAACGGAACGACATGTTGCAGGAACTTATTTCTTTTCTCGACAAGGCATCCCAGAAAAATCCCGAGAGGCTGAAGGAAATCCGCCGCCTCGTGGAACAGTGCATTCTTCTTCGGAATGCGATCGTGCAATACAGTCCTTCGGGCGAACCGACGAGTACGACGATTCCGACGTCCATGCTCACCCTAAACGACATGTTGAGCGGGGGCAAGGTTCCCCTCTCACGCCCCGTCGTCAAGGCGAATCGTGTCCTCTATGTGGACCATACGGAAGAGGCCGCCTACAAGATCGCCCATGATGAGCCGCCGAATGATCCGACAGAGCTGCCTGGCGTGGACGTCGACATCCGCTACTTGGACGAGGTCGTGAAGGAGACGATCGCCTATATGAATACGCAGATGGGCGGCATCAGTTCCCAGGTCCTCTCCCCCGACTCCCTTCCCGCCTGGTACTCCTCTTGGCAAGACTTGAACAAGTCCTTTCATGCCTCTTGGAGCACGTCGGGCGACCAGCGGCCCGTGCCCTTCAAGCGCGACACGGAATTCCTCCGATACCCCGTAATCGACGTGGAATCGCCGATCGTGGATGGCCTGCCCGCTCTAAAAGCCGATAATGCCATGCTCGTCACGAGCGATCAGGTCGCCAAGGTCAGTCTGAGTCTGTTGCGCGGTCTCGGTCCTCGCTCCTATCGTAATCGCCAGATCGAATCCGCCGAAGAGGCCGCCATCTTCAATACGCTCCTTTTTCCCCTCTCCGAACAACAATATATCGGCGCCACACGGTCCGGTGTCTTCGCCAAAGACATCGCCTTCAGCAATTTACCCTCGCAGACGATGTATGAGATCATCTCCCGACTGGAGGGCGTCTTTGATGTTCCCACGGCCGGCGGAATACTTCTCGTCGGCGAGGAGGGGAACACGGACGGAACAGTTACGGTGGACGACTGGCTCGCCTTTCAGCCCCTGTATCCGCTCGGCCTCGCCGACGTGGTCGCGGAACTCGCCAGCTACGGCTTCTCCGACATGGAGTTCAACGCCGAACAGCAGGCCGTCATCGTGAAAAAGATCGATGGCTATCGCGCCCTCATTAAGCAGTACATCATAGAACTCGGCGATCGCATGACGAAGCTCATCAGTGAACAGACCATCACAGAGAATCCCTTTTTGCTTAAAGAATCGTTCGAGGCCCTGCTGAAGAACCTTTTGGCGGAGCCCCTGCTCGGTGACATCGTGAAACACGTGGCGGCGTCCACACCGGCCTACAAGAACAACGACATCGCCGTCGTGGCGGCCGTCATGGTCAGCTCCGTTGACCTCTTTTTGGCCACCGTGGGTCAAGTGCCGGCCGCAGTGGCGCGAGAACGCAATCGGCGCATTCGTCGTGAGTACATTACTGTTCTCATGAATGCGCTCCATAAGACCGAGGTGAATGCGCTGAAGACGTACATTCCGGAGCCGAATACGTGCGTACACGTGAAGGACTATGCCATGATCCGGAGAGAGCGGGACGACGAGAATCGGATGAAGCTGTTCGCGAAATTCGTCACCCGGTACGAGGGATCTCGGCGGGATAATTGGCTGAATTGCTCCGTCTGCAAGGAACACCTCGTGTGCTACCACGAGATTCTTCTCCTAAAAGAGTATCTGTACCCGAAAGAAAAGGACGCAATTCACAAGGAATTACTGCTCGCCTTCAGCGGCGGAGTATTCCAGGGCAAATTCATCTGTCGGAATTGCGGCCAGCCAATTTCCGAGATGGACTACGATACGAGTATAGAATACTCGGACGACGGCACTCCTGTTTCGGGTCGCGCCGTCCTAGAGTCGGAGCCGACGATCAAGGACACACTCGACCAGATTCTGGGGCCGAATGAAGATGAGCAGGACTCCTCTACAGCTGAGATGGCAAAGATGAGCGGCGACCAGAAGATCATGTACGTCGCTATAAAGCGCCTCTTTGACGCTGTGGGGATCTTCGCGAAACCGGAGACCTTGCGTCGCGTTCTTAGTCGCGTGGAGTCCGAGATGATCAAGCAGCCGTCCGCGGGGGACTATAAGGCTATGACAAAGGGGAAGGCGGCTGCCCTCGACTACCAGGTATTTAAACACCGAATTATGGTCGCCGCAATTGCGGCGAACGTCCTGGTGGAAATTCAGACGAACATTCCCGGTTTCGTCGTGAATTACAAGATCCCAGGCTGCCGCGCCGGATTCTCTGGGTTTCCTATGGGGAACGAGAAGGACCGGACAGGCGTCGAGTACATCGTCTGCGCAATTTCCACCATACGCGACGACACGAGTCCGTGGAACCAGACGGGGTATCAGAGCGAGACGAGCGAGAAGCGGCGCACGGACTCGATCCAGAGTTTCTTCATGAATATTCTGACGTCCATTTTGAAGAGCGGGGCCGTCCAGCAGCAAATTTCGCTGAAACGGGCCTATCTGGAGAAAGTGTACGGGTCGGTGACGAACTCGGAGCAGCTTCCCGAGAGAGTTCCGAATGGATTCCGCCCGATCCCTCTTGTTGTCAAAAAGGAGGATGCGACGAAGGCGCCGACCATTCCGGAGGCCGCGACACCCATAGAGCGTATTCGGGGCTGGATCACGCTCTCTCACCAACTCGCTCTCGAGAACGCGAATGTCATCAAGGGAAATCCGTATTCGGACGCGACCTGTTGTGTGGCGCCGATTCAGGAGCCGTGGAAATTCTGGAAGGACGCGAAATTGCTCCCAGCGCTTCCGGAGAAGAGACCTCCTCGTGGCCCGATAGACACGCATCTCGGCGTGCAATTCACGCCCCGCCCCTACGAATCGCTGGTGGGCTCCGTGCCGCCTGAGATCAAGTACCGGATCTTTTTGAAGGTGTGTTATGAGGGTCCGAGAGTCGGTATGCCGCACGAGCCCGGCTACACGAATACGTGCGTTCACTGCGGCTTCGTGTTTCCTGATAATCCATATGAGGTTACGCCGTTCCCGCCGATTGGCTCAAAGGAGCTGATGAAGACGTATGTGGAGGAGATTGAGGCGATTGTCACGAAGGGGAAGGTGGCCCTACAGACCCAGGGTATTACCGTGAACGACGACACGTTCGAGACGATTCTTGACGCGACGCACCGGGCGTTTAAGGTCGTCCCGTATCAGACGGAGCGGCCTGTGGCAGGAATGCGGCTCCTCGAAATGCTGTCGAAGATGGAGCCGTATGAGGGTTGGCGCGTGATTATCTTGGAGACGATCGAGCGGCTGGGGAAGATCCCCCCAGGTGCGGGAGGGGAGATGGATCTGGCGAATGCGTACGGGCCGCTTTCTGAGCTCGCCGCGCAGCACTTGGAGGTTGTACGGGGTGCAATCGGAGTGCCGAACAGGGATACGTTGCAGCGGGTTCTGGAGGGGAGTGTGGCGGAGGCTGTGGAGACCGTGCGGACGTATATTGTGATCCCGTTCCAGCGACTGGCTACGGAATTCCAAACTTCGTCTCTGAAATTCCATGCAGGAGCGGATCTGGGTCCAGGGACGGAGGACGACATCAACGAGAATTTGAAGAATCATCTGCAATTCGTGAATCAGCTGGCGAGTCGGGCGAAGGGAATTACGCTGGAGAAGATTCGGTGGGCTGTGAAACATCTGTCGGCGGCGATTTCTGTTTTGAAACAGAATATTCGGAGTACGTTCATTCCTGGAGGGGAACTCGGTCTGCCCTACGTGGTTTCTGCGCTCATCGGAGGAATTATTGCGAAATTCGTGGATCCGGAATTTACTCCTGTGGGGGGCGACTCAGATCGCTTGGATCCCGGTTCGAGTTCGCCGCGGCAAATTCTGGACGTGTGTATTCAGAAGATGCGGAAGGAGGGGCTGAAATTCACGGACGAATACATACAGGAACTCATCAATCGGCGGGACGAGATCGAGAAGAACATGTTTATTCGGCGGTTCGAGGGAATGACACCAGAAGAGAAGAAGATGGCGAAACGGATCAAGCAGCTCGGATTGAAGGAGTGGGCGATCGGTGGGACGAACGCGATCCAGAAGTACGATTCGGATCAGTATGAAGTGGAGCGGAATCAGCGGGCGGAAATGGGTTTCGCGGAGTTGTTTGAGGCGGATGTAGGAGCGGAGGGTGGCTACGATCACGATCAGATTGCGGAGGATGATTATTAGGGCGGAAATAATATTGCGAATAAATAGGTGTCTTCAGTGATGTTTAAATATCTTTTTGGTGGACCTGCTACAGAAGTCTTGTCTGAGGAAGAGGTAGCGAAGCTAAAGGCGCCTCAAAGGGCGGCGGAGGCGCTGGAGTTAAATGAAAGTGGAATACAGTTGATCTTACCTGCTACAGTAGCTGCAGCTCATGTGGCATCTATGGCGTCGCTTATGGCATCTAGTGGTGTGACACCTGAGTTGGCAAAAAAAGTGCGTAGAGCAGCCCAAAAAGCAAATGAGGCAGTAGAAAATATGGCTAGAGGGATTGAGGGTAGGTACGTATCGGCAGCAAATATGTTTGCCGCTAAAATGAGTAACAATGCAGCAGACAAACTTATGAGAAGTCTTAGATATGATTATAGAGAGGAACAAATCAAAGATAAAATGTCTGCGGCTGCAATTTTGAAGATAATACGGGCAATTACAGCGGAATCGGAAAAGGCCACTGGTCTCACTAGACAGGTGGAGGAGGCGGTTAAAGATAACTATAGAGATTCGGCGAAGCTTTTTATGAGTGTAGCTACACTGTGGATGAAAATTGCAGAGGGTATAGCGGATATACTACGGGCCACGGTTAAGAATCCAGAGTTAGCAGCGGAGGCAGATATGATAATTTCTAGTATGAGAGATGAGGTGGCATCAGGGCAGAAGAGAGAGAATGGGCGGGGGTTAGCCGCGGTGGACGCTGCGGAAGCTGCATTTAGGCAACGGCAGGCAGTACTGGACGAAGAAGAAGCAAGGGCGGTTGCATTAGGTAGGTTATATACGGAAGCGAACGAGAAAGCGAGAGAACGCAAAATAAAGGAAGATAGATGGCAAAAAGGGAGAGATGAGGAAGCTAAAATGGAACATCTGCTGAACGTTTATTTACAAGATTTAATAAATTATTCTGACTATACTCGCGAACAAGCTCATACAGTAGAAATTGCAGAGCGCTATATGCGAACAACTTATCCTCCACCCTATACCAAAACTCCTACTGTAGACTGGTACGTAGACTGGATGAAAACTACAAGGCGATCTCTAATTTCTTATTATAGAGACGGCAGCCTTGGTTATTATTCTGTTATAGGACAATACGTCGATAAATACCCAGAAGATATCTTTTATGCGTGGGTAAGTCATATGAAACGGTTTGTTGATCCTCGGGAGTTTGCAGGTGACATGGTATTAATGCGAGATGTAGAAAGACAGGCAAAAACGTTTCTAGACGGACTATTACGCGAGCGTTACAGATATCACGAAAGAGAGGCCGTGAAGATGGTACCTTACGAAGCAGCTGTAGTAGCAACCCGTGGTTTAGATGTGAAGGAGGAGATGCGGAAGCGGTTGGAGAATGTGAAGGAGAGGAGGAACTTGCGTGAGGCGGGGGCATTTGACGGCGGCGGCGGAACCCGCAAACGCCACGCCAAAAAAACGAGGAGACGCCGCATGAAACTTTTATCACGCAAAGAATAACCTCCTCATACGACAGATGAGGACGCTCCTCTTTGCCGCGATTTTGTATTTAATAGGAATCGTTGTAATTCTTCTATTACGACCAAGCCTTATGTTCGACGAAGATGGGAATTGGAAAGAGTTCGGAACTGTCGCAAAAGGAAACACGCTCTTCCCGTTCTGGCTCTTCTGCATTCTCTGGGCCGTCCTCTCGTACTGTGTCGTCCTCTTTTTCACTTCTTCCGGCACAAGAAAACACCCGGATCCGCCTGCACGGACCAAGAATGTCGAGACCGACGCCGCCGACGAGTCCGAGAACTTGGTAGAACCGCTCCCCCCTATACCCAAACGGAAGAACATGAAACCGGGCTACTACGTCCTGAACACGGAGGCCAGCAAAAAGGGCAAACCGAAATACGTATACTACGGCGAAACCCCGCCCGACGCTTTTAGTGAAGAATGATATATCCTTTTTATAGAAGATGGCGGAAGAGGCAGTAACAGAAGCGCCAATCAAACAACCGGCCGCGAACGATCTCGGCGAATACATTCGCGACATCGCCCCGTACTCCGAGGAACAGGACAAACGAATCACGGCCTTCTACAAGAAAAAGGGGCGATTCGGCAAGCTGTTCACGTATAATAAGACCGGCAATCTCGTCGTCTACAACAAAGACGGTGTCCTACAGGACACGATCAATCTCAAGACATTCGTCCCCTTGGACCCGACCCAGCGCGAAACGCTCCACCAGGAGCGCATGGACGCCATCGGAGAGGCCCAGACGCGCTATGAGGACGCCCTCACTGCCCTACGCAAGGCCACGGACGAGTACAAACTCACCGGCGCAGTCCAGGGCGTTCTTGCAGCGCAAAAGGACGCGAAGGAGGCCGACCAGATTCTCACACGTGTTCGCTACGGTACAAGAGGAATCCAGGCCCTGCCGAATCCGGAAGTGCGCGAAGTCTTCTTTGACCGGCCAGGAGAAACGAGGAAGTTATTTCCGAATACCGGCGATCCGTACAAAAAGCAATTCGTCCGGCTGATTGTCCGCGAACTCCCTCTGATGAAATCCTACGGAACGTACGTGGATACCCCTCCGGAAGAGGACGGTGAAGAGGACGCAGCGGCAGCGGAAGTCGAGGGCGTCGGCACAGGTGTCCGCCAGCGTCTGCGCGACGGTCGTTTGGCGCGCATCTTCTACGAAGCCGACGATGGACCCTCCGGCTTCCTCAGCCCGTTCTGGCCGGTGGAATTCACCATGAAGGACGCCGACGGGAAGTCGACGCGCTTCTTCACGGCCTCTCAGGCCTGGGAATATGCGAGAGCAAAGGAGGCGGGATCGGAAACGATGATGATCCAGCTTTTACAAACCCGCTCGACGCGCACCATGCGCTTCATCACGAAAAAACTCAAGACGCAGCCGAAGGACCCGAAAGGCCTCTGGCTGCGCATTTTTACGGCGCTCTACGGCAGCAACGAGGAGCTGAAGGCCCGTCTGCTGGAGACGGGCACGGACGCCCTCGTGTTCGCCGACACGCGCGAGGGACCCTCCGGAATCGGATTCGGAGACCGCACTCGCGAATCGCTGGATCCCGCCAAATGGACGGGCGAAAATGCGGTCGGCCTCGCCCTGGAGACGCTCCGCTACCAACTGCGGGAGGGATCCGAGGAGGATGGGACGGCCGTTTCGGCGACGGGGGAGGCGGATGAGTCCGTGGTCACAGAGGAGCAACAGGCCGCCCAGCGTACCGGTGCGATTATTGCCTCCGCCGCCAAGAAGAAGTTTTTCAGAAAGGGTTCCGCTGTTCCGAATGCGAGTTAATTCGTGATCGGATACGGCTTCAATGTGCCCTCGAAGCTATCGCACGAGACCTCCTTGCTCGTGTAGGAATAGCAGACCCCGTTCTTATCCTTATAGGTGCGAGTATCCACATTTGATGGATGCGGATACTCGTAAAAGACTCTCGGTTCCGCCTTGTAGAACAGGAATAGGCCATATCCGGCTGCAAGACCTGCCAAGAATGGCACTATACGAAAGTGTTTGAGCATCTCTGACTAGAAGAGAGATTTCCGGGCTAAAAGACAGGAACAAGAATGATGCAAATGCTGAAATCAGAGAAGTACTCACTCGCCTTCAGTTTCATTCTCGGCGTGGGAATCATGGCCGCACTCAAACCCGGCTGCAGGGAGCGCGATTGTTCGACGAAGAAGCCGGCGCCAGTCGAGGAAGTCACGAAGTCCACGTATCAGATCGGGCAGAAGTGCTACCAATTCGGGACGCGCGATGTGGCCTGTCCGGCCGACGGGACGGTCCTGGAGTCCTTTGCCGTGGCCAGTGCGAAATAATCCATATAAATCTTTCGCGTTCCTATTTCAGAAATGAGCACCCTTCTCACAGATCTAGACTCGGCCCCTCCCGTCTCGTCCAAGGATGGCGATCTTGTTGACCAGATTCTGAAGGAGATGAACGGCCCACCTCTGCCTCCTCCGGCACAGGTCCAGAATACGGCCATGAACTCCTATACGATGTCCACGAATCCCGCGACGGCCCATGTGATCGGCGGGGCGCACCCGACTCCGGCGGATTTTGCGGCGGCCATACACGGAGTCCCGTCCTCGTCGGCCATGTATACGGCGCACGAGGCGGCTGCTGCTTCCCCTGCTGCCGCGGCGTATCGCCCCTCTAAGAAGTCCTACGTGCAGCGCGTCGGAGATGAATTCAAGGTCCCGATCATGGTGGCGATCCTCTTCTTCGTTTTTTCTCTCCCGGTCACGAACGTCCTGTTCGCCCACTATCTTCCTTGGACTGTTCTCACGACGGGCCAGCTGAAAACGACCGGCCTGCTCGTGAAATCGCTGATCGCCGGATCGACCTTCTGGGTTCTACAGCGAGTCGTTGTACCCCTGTTTTCACAGTAAAAGGTAACTGTTTATCGTCAAGTGCCGAAATCAAGCGCATCTGAAAGCGCTTAATTTCTGTACTAATCGGTAGAAGACGGTGTAAGATGAAGGTCAAAGCGGAAGTTATCGTAGCAACACTCATGGCGGTATATGCGGTCATCGCATTCCCACCCGGACACCTTCTTCTGAGCGCAATCCTGTCGATGATGGCCTATTTGTTCACGGAGTCTGCATACAGTATTATCGCAGTGCTGGTCATCATGATCCTCCTGCGCGTCCTGAAGGTCGGTCTTGTGCCCACTATAGAGACAAAAGGGTACGGGGCAGTTGGAGGGCCGACTGGGCCTATTGTTGGGACGGAGGGCTTTCAGCCGAGGGATCCTATCTCTATACATCAGCGTCTGGCGAGCTCCAAGCGCATACAAACGGGGGGCGAAGTGCAGGGCGTTCTGGAGGCACCGGAAATTCTGAATTCCCTGCAAGTAAGCAAGATAGACTCGACGGAGCAGGGACAGTCGAGCAGGACACTTCCGGCAGTGGTGGGATTGTCTCAGCCGATTCGCACACCTGCAGAGGGCTTCGTGCCGAATGTGCCGTCTCCTGATAAGGGGGCTCCGAGAACGAACCGTTTCGTTGAGGAGGAGGGCGACACGGAGGCAGTGATGACTGCGCTCGGAAAGAACCTTTTGGGGGGGAGTGGGCTAATACAACAGGAGGAGGGTGCGGACATTGGTCCCGATGCTCCTATGTAAGAGGGGTTACCGGCATATATAAAAAGCTAGATTTTCTAGCGTTTTACCGCAAAGTACTTTGCTCTGATGGCGAGAACGAACAGATTAAGTGACTCCCATATCATAAAGCGAATTTTTTGC